CATACATACTACCTATTTCACGAAACGATTTATATAATGGGGAAGAAAATACTAATATAGGTTTTGGAATATTCCCTCATGAATCTTTCACTATCGAGCAACTCCCCGACTTCGAAGGCTGGCTATGTACAGACGGAGTAGACGACATAATCGAGTCCGTCAAGCCCGTCTCTGAGATGTTGGAGGGTAGCAATGAGATTACGGTGGTGAGTATTATTCATCAGATATCCTTACGTGGCATCTCAGATATTCCATTAACTAATTATATCAGAGAATCTAATATTGGATATGTAAGAAATGAGCTTAGAGTTTCTCTTAATAAAACAGGAATATACGGTTATACATGCTTTAATATTCAAAGTCCTATTTCTAGCAATTCCTCAGTAATAAACAATATATTAGGAGATAAAGAAGATTATAGATTAGGTACGTATGGGAAGATATCAAACGCAAAGCTTAGTGTGCAAGGATTTATAGATAGTAGTGGTGCAATTATAGATACATCTCAAGTCGCCTACGCAGGTGGCTTTATCGCCAACAAAGTCCTGACTACCGACGAAATCAATCAGATCATCGCCTATTTCAACTTGGATCGTCCCGGACAGATCATCAAGCCTCAGTTGTACTGTAACATAAAGAAGCAGGGCATCACTAATGACAATCACGCAAAGTTTAACGATCAGTTGATTGACTTTGTAGGAGGTCACAACATTCAGTTGAATAACGTTGCATGGAAAGGGGAAAGTGGTATTGGTAAATATAATGTAGACTTTGATTCATGGATTCCCCAATTCAATATCGCTGATTCTGTACATGCATCAAACAAACTTTGTGTTACTCGTATAAAGGCTCCTCAGGCTATCTTATATACTAGAGCAAAAGTAAATAGTATGAAGGTAGAAGTGAAGGGAAGCCAATCTTTGGAATTGTTCTATCAATATGTAGATAAAGACGATAATATGATTTTTCTTAGTCTTCAAGGGGATGGCATTTATGACTTGCCTGCTAGTATTGCTTCTGCAAACAACTACTATACAGGATTTCGTGTTAGTAATTATACAGGAGAGTGTGATATAACTATCACTCAAATCCCAGAGAATCCCGACGCCTTACATCTAGACGGTATCTCCGACTTCGGCAAGGCTACCGGATTGCCTATTCTGAAGGACTATACGGTAGTGGCGGATAGAAAGATATTGGGGAATAATGAAGGTGGTACTTTGTCTAAATCTTATTCCGCAGGCAATGGTGCTTTTATATTTGAAACTGGAAGTGTAATCTATTCGTTTGGTACTGGTACAAGTGGAAGCGGAGTTCAAAGTAAGAGAATGTTATCCTACCTCTCAAAATACATTTATAATGGTAATCCTGTCCAAGCAGGTGCAGGCATTGACAGTGATTCTATGTGGTTAGGAACACTGAGAGACAACGATACTAGATTTGCTAAATTAGCATTATGGTCTCTCATGCTCTTCCCCTACAGCCTCTCCGAGTTCTTGTTGGAGAGACAGTTGAGAAAGTACAAGGCAGGCACTCTTTATCCAGACATGATTGAGTTTAGACCGGTTATCAAGAGTAACATCCCTTACTCCTCAATCTCTTACTCAGTTAATCCAGGAGAATACATTGCCGAAGGTAGTACAGTAACTATCACTATAACCTTGTCAAATGAAACAGATAAGCTGGTCGGTGTGTCATCCAATGCCATCAGCGACATATCCATTTCGGGAGACAATGGAACCTACGAGATAACCGGAAAGGTCACCAAGTCACCTCAGAAGATTAACATAATTATCTCCAGCTACTTGACAACGTTAGGTAACGAGACTTTAATAAGTAATGAAACATTAATTAAAAACGAATAATATGGAAAAGATATTTGATATAGCAAAGGACTCCGAGCAAAAGTGGGGAGTCATTGCGCAAGGGATAGATGGGAATTTTGAGGAAGTAAACACAGAAGTTAGTGGTATAAAAGAAAATTTTGAAGTCGTATCTTCGGAGGAAAAAATAACTTATCCGAAAGATGACAATAATATAGGATTTTATAATGCTAATGGCACGTATTCTGGAGCGTCAGCTACTAGCTATAGATATCAAGAAATAGTAGTAAATGAAAATGATATCATAGCTGTAACAGATTTGAATGAAACAGAAGGTGGTCGAGCTACATTTAAATTTTTGTGCGCCTATGATGTCAATGGAAATGCCATCACTAACAAAGGCGTTAGCGGTGTTGTAACACGAGAATACATCGTACCGGACGGAATTGCCAAAGTAATTATATCCTATAATTACGTTTATGAATCATGCTACCAAATTACACATAGAGAAGAAAGTGTGATATCTAAATGCAAGGTTGTATCCGACTCAATAAAGGACGGTGCAATCACAGAGAGTAAAATCGAAAGAAAATTACAAAAGATACATATAAGGGCAGCTGATACGCAAGAGGAAATATTAAACAAATTGATTGATGCGTATACGATTGGCAATGTAGATGTTGTTTGGGAATTTGGAGATTATCTGTTTGATCAAGAAATTTTCGATTTGATTGAAAGCAAATATAAATTAAGAGGTCACGAATTGCCTATTGGCGGAGGTTGCAGATATTGGTTTAACAACTCAAAAATTACATTGCATTACACAGGGACAAATGTAGATATAAATGAGCACTGTAACTTATTCGGTTGTAGCTCTACTGGAGGTGGTTATGAATTACATGATGCTATTTTGCACAATATAAATGGCTGCTATGTAGTACACGATGATCCAGGTGTGATAATCAAGAACTATGTTAATAAATATTACAATATCCATTTCGTAAGCGAATACGAAACAATGGATAACGCTCTATCAAAGTGTATTGGAGGTGGTCTTGCGTTATCAAGCAACATTGTGATAGAAGGATGCACATTTAAGTTTGTTGGTGAAAGACCAAGTGGAGGAGATAAGCCTTATACTGTTACTTATCATGCTGCATCTGATGATCCATACGAAGAATTGCACGGGTATATCAATTTTGCTATTAAGAATAGTTATATTCCAAGCTTTAGAGTAGGTCAAATTCTTGACAGACAACAAGGCAAATTAATCTTTTGCGGAAACAAGTATAAGGAGTATCTTAATTCTAACTGCGAGGAATATAAATTCTGCAATGAATTAATAACCGATTAACTCACCTAATTCGCATTTTTAATAAAAGCAATTATGAAATATATCGTATTCCCGGTAGAAAAATTAAATGAAGTACCGCAGGAGGTACTCGACGAACTGCACTTGGTTCCGAGAAAGAGCGTTGACGGCATGCAGGTGATAATGAAATTGGATCACTATGAAAAGTTGTTCCCAAGTATCATGACCTTGCCATTACTAGACGAAGAAAAAACGGAAAATCCGATTTATCCTTATCCTACCTATGAAGGCGAAGAGTTGAATACTTTATTATCCGGTCCGGAGTGGTCATCAAGTGAAAGTATCATATGAAATCTCTCCCTTGGATATTAGTCTGCCTGCTTGTATGCGTGGTCGTGTGGATGCGTTGTAATCCGCACGATCCATCATCGGTGTACATTAAGGGAGATACTGTACGTATCCGGGATACAATAAGAGACACCATTCCCATACCGGTAAAGGAAACTCTGAAGCGTACCGATACGGTGTATTTACCGATGCTGATAGATACCACTACCGATAGAACCGTAGAAGACGATTCTGTCCCGGTACTAATACCGATAACAAGCAAAGAGTATAAGACTGATAATTACCGGGCAGTGGTTAGTGGCTATAAGCCCAGCCTTGACTTTATGGAAGTCTACAGGGAAAAGGAAATCATCACTCTTAAACCAAAGCAAAAACGCTGGGGGCTTGGCCTGCAAGTAGGCTACGGTTATCCAAGTGGATTGTATGTCGGTGGTGGAGTTAGTTATAACTTATTTATGTGGTAATATGAAAAGAAATAAACTATTTGAATCAAGAAGAAAGCATATCTCAAATGAGATTCATGAATATGTATCTTTT